AATGCACATTTTGGGCATCCATGACCTGTTAAATGTGAATCAGGACTTTGTATGAATTCACCATGTTCTGGGCAGATAATAATGGTTTTCGTAAAATTATTTACATATTCCACCTTGGAATAGTCATATTTGTCGCCATGTATCTTTCTCGCTTTCCCAATAAAGTTAAGCAGTGTCATTTTTTTATATTGTGATTTTTTTGCATTTCCGCATTTTGGGCAACCACAACCATTTAAGTGAGTGTTTGGCTTCATCCAAAATTCACCATGTTCAGGGCAAATAATGGGTACTTTAATGTTACTTTTTTCATAGTTTACTTTCGAATAGTCGTACTTGTCTCCGTGGACTTTCCTTGCCTTTTCAATAAATTGATAGGTGGTGTTTGTTTTCTTTTTTATACGAGATTCTAACCCGCATTTTGGGCACCCCTGGCCTTTTAAGTGGGAATGTGGGCTTTGTTCAAATTCTCCATGAATAGGACAAATAATGGTGACGTTATTGACTAATTTAGTGTACTTTACTTTAGAATAGTCATACTTTTCACCATGAACATTTTTAAAACGCTCTATTATCTGTTGTTGTGTATACATAATTATTTAAAATATATCTACGATATAAATATACAAAAATGGACTTTAAAAAATCGAAACAGTAAATAGGTATAAAAAAATTAGTGAGTATTTGAATACCCACTAATCAATCTTGCTGTTTTTATGCAAATAATTGATATACTATTGTTTAGTATGCAAGTATTGCATAGTCCATACGAACCGTCGCCGTAATATCTGCCAATTCATCATCAGCATAATCCAACGACCCAAAATCACACGATGTGATAAAGGAGTTTTTCATCACCCATTTCTGCATACACACACCTGCTGGGTCGAGCATTTCAAGCTCAAGGTCGCGCTTATATCCAGCTGCATAGCCCTGACGGCCAGTAACTGATTCGGATGCGAGACGGATCCACTCCATAAGAGCTTGTGAAGCAGACGGAGCTATCGGATCACGGAAGGTAAGGTTAATGGCATCCCAAGTATATCTTCCAACAACCCAAGTTGATGTGTTAAGGAACTGTATTTCCTTTTCGTTCTGATTGATTTTTGGTCTTGCTGCCGATTTAAGCATCCACTCAGAGATACCAAGGTCGCTTGGAAAACGCACGACCCATCGGTTCTTTCTCAGCGGTTCGAACTTTAACGGCATTGACAAAAGGAGGTCTGACATCTCTATAATGTTTTTATATAATAGTTATTTTTACTTAGATTTTTTCTTTATTGATATTAATTTTAATAATAAATAGAAGTATTTCTCTTTTTTCTTACCAAAATAATAATTTTTTTGTATATTTACTATGGAATGATTAAAAATAGTTCAAACAATGACAAAAAAGACAGGTTTTGAAGCTTTTTTAGAAAAAGCAAGAAAGGTACATGGAGATAAATACCGATATGATGAAAATACATATGTAAAATCATCGGTTAAAATGAGAATAATATGTCCTGAACATGGTGAGTTTTGGCAAGAGCCTGCCGCACATGTAAGAGGTTATAACTGCCCAAAATGCGCAAATTTAAAAAGGGGGTTAAGGGACACCCTTGAACAGTTTATTGAGAAGGCACGAAAGATACACGGAGATAAATATGACTATTCTAAAGTAGAATACGTAAATCAAATGACTAAGGTGTGTATCATCTGTCCTGAACATGGTGAATTTTGGATGACACCATCAGCCCATGTTAATTGTCAAAAACAAGGATGCCCTAAATGTAAAGGAAAATATAGGACAACTGATAGTTTAATAGAGGAGTTCAAGAGAGTACACGGTGACAAGTATGACTATTCTAAAGTTGTATTCCATAAAATGCATGAAAAAGTATGTATCATTTGTCCGATACACGGTGAATTTTGGATGACACCAAGTAAACACCTATCGAAAAAACAAGGATGTCCTAAATGCGGAATAATTAAAAGATGTGAAAAACATAAAGTTACATTTGAGGAATTTATTGAGAGGGTTAAGAAAACACAAGGAGATAAATACATCTATAATAAAGGGGACTACATAGATTTCAAGCAACCGATGAAAATCGTGTGTCCGAAACATGGTGTATTCTATCAGAGACCATATGATCAATTGAACGGGCATGGTTGCCCGCATTGTGCCGTTGTGTTATCTAACGCTGAAAATGAAATCTATGACTTTCTTACATGGCATCTTGGAGAGGGTGATGTGGTCAAGAGAGACAGGGAAATATTGGATGGAAGGGAGATTGACATATATATCAAGTCACTAAGGATAGGCATTGAGTATAATGGTCTGAAATGGCATTCAGAGGAATTCGGAAAAGATTCGGCATATCACTTGGAGAAGACAGAAGATGCCTTGAAGAAGGGTGTAAGGATAATTCACATATTCGAGGATGAATTCAATAAGGATAAAGACCTTGTGTTCAATAAGATACTTCATATTATAGGAAAAGACGGAGTTAAAGATAAAATATATGCAAGAAAGTGCGTAGTAAGGGAAATAGAAAAGTGGGTGGCGCAGGAATTTCTTGAGAGATACCACATACAGGGATATGGAAAGGGTACTGTGTCATACGGGGCGTACTTCAATGATGAACTGATAGGTGTTATGAGTTTCATCCAAAGAAAAGAGGAGTGGGAATTGGTTAGGTTTGCAACAGACTACAGGTACGTATGCTGTGGCGTGGGTGGAAAACTGTTCAAGCACTTTTTAAGGGAGAAAACCCCGCTTATAGTAAAGTCGTTTGCTGATAGAAGATGGACGATGAATGAAGAAAACAACATATACACCAAGTTAGGGTTTGTATTGGATGGTGTGCTTAAACCTGACTACAAATATATAAATAGGAACAATCCAATTAAGAGAATACACAAATTCAATTTCAGGAAAAAAGGACTTAATTTCAGATACGGACTTCCTATGTCAATGACCGAGGCACAGATGGCAGACAAATTAGGATATTGCAAGATATGGGACTGTGGGTTATTGAGATATGTATATAAAAATTAACCTAAAAGAGTCGATGTTGGCTTTACTTTTTTCTTTTTTCATATATTTATAATAAAAAGAGAGATTATGGCAAACGAAAAAAACATTGTTTTCGATATATCAAAAAAAATAAATGAAAAATTTTGGGAATTACGAGAATGCCCCATATGTGGTACAAAATTCTATGCAAGAAAAAAATATAGAAAACTAACTTGTAGTGAAGAGTGCTATAAACGCTACATTGAAATAAACAAAGAAGAAATAAACAAAAAAAGAAGTTTATCTTGCTACAAGTCATACCACGCAAAAGATGCCGATACAATTGCGAAAGAACATGAGAAGGCAAAACAAACGTCACTTCAAAAATACGGAGTTGAAAAACCACAAAAAACGGAAGAATACAGAAATAAAATGTCTGTATTAATGAAAGGAAAAGATTGGGCGAAAAGGAATGAGGCGAATAGAGAAAAACTTATCATAAAATACAAGGAAATATGCTCAAAAGATAATCTTGAACTTATTGAATTTAGGAATCGTTTCGATTGTACCGTTAAATGTCTAAAATGTGGAGATATTTTTGATGTACATATACTTGGTTATTTAAGTGAATACTCGACGCATAATTTATGTCGTCACTATCATCCAAATTTAAACTCAATTAATGAGACAAAACCAAGTAAATTCGTAGAGGATATATTGATCAGAAACAACATCGATTTTTTGAAAAACACAAGAAAACAGATACCTCCTTATGAAATAGATATTTATATACCTTCATTAAAAGTTGGTTTTGAAATTAATGGTAATTTTTGGCATTCTGAAATAGGCGGACATAGAGATAAAACTTACCATATAACAAAAACAAAAATGGCTAACGATAAAGGAATAAAACTTATTCATATTTATGAAGACGAAATAGTAAATAAACCATCTATTGTTGAAAGCCGTATATTGAATATTATAGGCAAAACCCCAAATAAAATATACGCTAGAAAATGTGAAATAAAGGAAATTACGTATAACCAAAAAAAATTATTTTTCAATGAAAATCATATTGATGGAGACAGCATCTCCAAGTATAATGTAGGACTTTTTTATAATGACGAACTTGTTTGTTCAGGTAGTTTTGGAATGCGCAAAATTAGTGGCAAAACATCATTCGAACTTATAAGATTTGCAAATAAAATAAATCATAATGTTATAGGTGGTTTTTCAAAAATATTGTCGTATGTGAAAAAAACATATTCGCCATCTGAAATAAATACATATGCTGACATAAGATGGTCAGGACTTAATTATTCAAATACCGTATATTATAAAAATGGTTTTGATTATTGTGGAACCACCACACCCAATTATTATTATATAGATAGGAAAAACTATCTTATAAGAATTAATCGATTAAATTTCACTAAAGAAAAATTACGAAAAATGGGATTCAATATTATGTTGACGGAATCTGAAATAATGTTTAATAACGGTTACGATAAAATATATGATTGCGGTTCAATGAAATTTGTGTATAAACAAAAAAATGGGTACTAAAAAATAGTACCCATTTCTTATTGAATAGTGTTATGTATCATTAAATTTCGTCAAACTGTACAGAAGTAGGAGTAACGACGAAATTGATCTCGATATATTCCAAAGTAGGAGTTGGCTTCACATAAAGCACTGCGCTGATTTCGTGTGCATCCATCTGTTCAGGAGTCTGACTTGTGGTAAGCCTGTAATCGGTAATACCGCGATCAGTCTTGATCTGAGACAGGATAGGCTTGATGATTCCCTCGAAATCATTCCTCAATGTAGCGTCGTTCTGATCGAAGATAAGCTTCAATGCAGCCTGTGCGATAAGCTTGCGCATATAGAGCATAAGTCTTACGACATTTACGCGGTTCATTGGAGTGTCACCTGAGTACATTGTCTTGTTACCCCAAATCTTAACGCCGTCCTCCGAGAATGTCTTGAGCGGATTGATACGTCCGTTATAAACATTGTCCTCATCCTCAAGCTTTGCGAAGAAATGCATCTTGATGCACTCAACGTTACCTCTTTCGATACCTGCTGGAGCATACCAAGGGAATTTCTTGTTGTCCACGTTGGCCATATTCCTGAGTGCGTCCTTTGTTGCGGGAAGATTCACATAAATTGAATTGTCCTTGTCAAAATACTTGACCCAAGGATAGTATGTTGCAGCGTAGTATGTATCGATTCCTGCATCATCAAGGTTCTCTGCTGCATCGGCTGATGAATACATTTCGTGTCTTGCATCGCTTGCGCCGAATGGCTTGTCAGGAGTGGTTACGACATAAAGCGTATCGCCCCTCTTTTCCTCTATCATGTCAAGAACGTCATTCACAAGGGCATTGTTATTAACGTAGTCAATACCAGGTGTAGCGAACAGGTTAATGACAAACTGTTCAGGACGCTCAAACTGATTAACGCCTGCAAGGTATGCGTAGTAGTCTGAAGTGATTGCATCCTTGTCGAGACCGAATGCCTCGTAATCCTGAATCTTCGAGAATGTAAGACCTTCTCCGTTTACGATAGAGCCTTTATACTTGTTAGCCTTGAATTCATCGGTATTTGTACGACTCTTCCTGTAAATGTCCCAACCGTCGAAGCCGCCGTAAGGATAAACGGTGAATTTACGGAGATTCACATTTTCAAACAATGTTCCTTCCATATCTTCCTCAGTTCCTATAATAGGTGAACCGTCGTATTCGCCGCCATATACAGGTGAAACAGTCTCCCAAGTAAGTCCGCTTGTTGTAATGTCTCCGTCAATAGTTACCATTGAACCCTCTCCAAGCACATCTTGATTAAGCGTTGAATCAAGGTGGAATGGGTTTGTATAACCGTGCGTATATTCGTCCGTGTAGGCATTCTTACCCTTATAATAGAGCATATCGACATCAACACCTCTCAAGTCAGAAAGACCGAAATAGTGTCTCTTTGACTTTTCATCAGAATATGTAGTGTTA